GTCAACGCCAGCGCCCTTTAAAAATTCCTCTCCAGTGGATACCCATCTATCACCGCCCCTATAGTAAACTCGCTTTATACCGCTTTGAACGATCAATTTAGCACATATCAAGCATGGGGGCGCAGTGACCACAATGGAGGCGCCAGCTAGGGCAATACCCTCAAAGACTGCATTTGATATCGCATTCATCTCAGCGTGGATACATCCAACCTCAATACGGTCACCGCTTTGAATTTGTAGCCTATCCCTATCGCAGCATAGACCACCACAAAGAATTTTATCACTTTTACGCGCTTGCCCATTGTAGCCAGTGCTTAGCATTGTTTTTCTGTCTTCTCTAAAAACAACAGCACCTACACGCGCCCTAGTGCATGGGCTTTGCTCTGATATGGTCATGGCGATATCAAGGTAAATCCTAGCACTCATAGCAAAAATCTTTCTTTTTGGGGCCAGCGCACTTGAGATCACGAGACAGAGCAAGAATCATTTTTGATCTTTTGCCACATTTGCCAGCCGTACCCACTGCATACCTACCAAGCGCATCACATACAGTACTAGACCGATCTAGCCAGTATCTCAAGGCTAGAAGACCAGCTTGAATGTCATTGCATTGCTTGCAGTCAATAAATATCCTCTTGACCTGCATAGCGCCCACAGCTCCAGCAGATGAAATCACCGACTTATCTAGCCTCGACTCATGATAGGCGATAGCGATAGCAAGATATGGATCAATATCCATCTTAATCGATTCACGCGCTATCTCAAGGCAAGTGTCAACTCTATGGGGCTGGGGGTAAACGGTAGCAAGAGACGCTAAATAAAAACACTGTGCTATAAAATCACTCATCATCTTCAATATCCTCTTCATCTGGATCAATGGTATCATCAAGAAAATCATCGTCATACACTTCTCGATATACCGACGCTATACACTGATTACAAAACTGATGCTCAAAACCTTGTAAATAATCCATGCCAGCCAGACGCTGACCGCATTTAATACATTTCATATCTATCTCCTTGTTTGGAGATCACTATATCAATATGGTATTTTGTCGTCTAGATAGGATGATAGACGCGCGACAAGAGTAGCAAAATTCTCATGTACGCCATTTTGTTTGCATACCTCGACAACCCGGTAGGCTGGATTGACTCCGAAAAAAAGCCAGATTGTTTGAAATTGTGGCGTGTGCCCGAAGCCTAAATCAGTAATCTTTTTATTCAAGGCGTGCTCAAGATCACCGGCGCTATCGTAAGACTCCCATGATCTGATGATAGGCACGATCTCACTCTCAAGGATATCAATCATATCTCGGGTATTCATATAAACTCCTTTTTATTCAATAGTTTAATGCTCTGGGGGAAGTGTTGTTGCGCCAGTGTCTTGATGGCCACAGCGTAGTCTCTGATCTCTTTTTGCGCTGATTCATCAAGTCTTAGATCGATGAAATGCATGATCGCTTGTAGCGATGCCGTCCATACCGCTTTAGAGTAGATACCTACTGGCAAGACGATTCTAGCTTGTTCTCTGCATACGCCCATGTCGATCATAGCTTGATATGCCTTATATGCTGCTTCATAGCCATCATGTAAAATTTCGGTTGCTTTATCTTGATCTGCTAAAGGCAAAATGCCAGTGCCCGCCTGTTTATTTTTTGCATCTTGTGATCTAAAAAGACCAGGATAAAAAACCTCTGGCTCCTCGACTTGAGTATATCTATATGATACTTCATTCCATGAGCAGCCGATTTGATGTTTCATCCACTGACGCAAAACAAAAATAGGCGCTTTAATCTCAAAGCGAATTGAGGCATGACGAAAAGGCGAGGTATGTTCATGATCCCACAGGTATTTGAGTAGGCGCTCATCTTTGTCGTTCCAGCCGTCTGAGTGCTTGTTGTAGCTCACACGAGCAGTATTGACCACAGTCAAATCATCACCGAAAACGCCACCATCTGGGATCGATACATATCCAGTTAAACCGACATGAATTTTGTGCATTTTTGCCTTTACTTTTTAAATAGAATGTTCTAGAATGTGTTTGTTGTTTATAGCATAGAACAACGATGAAATCAATTTATTTCAATAGGACGAAAAAATGACTCAAGACCTAAATGTTAAAGATTTAATCATGCTCGTTGCAATGGCAATTCTAACAATAGTCGCGCTCAAGGATAAATAAAATGACCATGAGTGATAAAACAAAATTCGTTAAACAGAAGACCGGCATGACCTTAAAAGAGTTAGCCTCTCAAATTGGTTATAGCAATAAGCATATTGTTGAAGGGCTTAGAGGCAAAACTCAAATAAGTTATAGCTTGGCTAAAACATTGGCAGAAAAGACGGGCGCTAGCCCCATTTACTTTATGGAGAATCAAGATGATAAATAGCATGACTCTAGCCGGCAGAGCTGGCAAAGACTTTGCATTCAAGACAATAGGCACTACCCTAAATAAAGCAGTAGGCAGTATCGCCTATCAAGCTAAGAAATCCGATCCCGTCACTTGGTTCACAGTCGAGATTATATCTTTTGGCACTGATCCCACAGCGCAAAAGGCGGCGGCATCTATTAAGAAGGGCGATCTAGTGCTTGTTCAAGGCAAGATGATTTGTAATGCTTTTGAGGACAAAACTTACTGGAAACTCGAAGCAAATAAATTTGATCTTCTAGCGAGGGACGATGAGCAAAAAGATTAAGCGCGCCAGTCACACGGTTTATTTGCCTACCGCCATGATGCTAAAAGTAGGCGAGATCGCCAGCGCCCTAAATGTAACATCCAGCGTCGTGATTGAAAAAAGCTTAGTGGCTGTTATCGATAATCCAGCGTCCGAGGCTATCGAGTATCTAAAGGAGATCGAGCCAGATAGTGCTATCGAGCGCATCAGTCGGAGAATTTATAACAAGTCATGAGCAAGATCGACAAACTCAAAAAGCTTAAAAAGCAAGGCGAGATTTTAGAGGTAGTACAAGCTAAAACAGAGCAGGCTATCTCTCAAGGTCTATCCGGCGTGGAGCTTAGAAAAGAGCAAGTGCTTAGTCTTATTGCTGAGGGCAATCGAGAGGGTCAAGCTGCTACGATTGTCGGTCTCAATATTGATACGATCTCACGCTGGAAGAGAGAAGATTCAAAATTCGCCATTGAGGTAGAACAAGCAAAGTTGGCATGGCGCTCTCGCCTAGTGCGTACCGTGATCATAGCAGCCGAGACCGATTGGAAAGCCGCTAAATTCTTGCTTGAGACCCAGTTTAGAGATGAATTCGGACAACAACAAAAACTAGAAATTGAACAAATTGAAAAACCTAAATCAATCGTGATTGACATGATTGACCAGATACGAGGAACAGAAATTGAAACTCAAAAAGAAACTGCAAGCCCCACCACCTCAAAGCCCTTGGATCATCAAGATGACTGATGGGGATCATGTCGATATGGCGGATCATGACTTTATGGCACTGCTCAAAAATATGATCAAGAAAAGCTTTGATAGCGCATATAAAGATGACCACTTCACAAGCTTTTATGAGCTGACATACAAGTATATGATCGCTAAAGAGACGGTATTTGAAAGTAAAAATAGATTTTATTCTTATCTAAAAAGACTTACTCAAATCCATTTTTATCAGCAAATTCACAATAATCATAGGCGTGATAAACGCATGATCACTGAGAGCATGGCGATGAGTGGATTGATAACAGGTCATGCTCAATCTGGTAGCACAAAAGGGCTAGTTTTAGGGGGCTTCGAGTACTATGGGCATCCTCGATTCTCAGATGGTGGCAATGCTGAGAAAAACTTTGCCATTGCCCATGATCTAGCCATGATGCTATCCCGACTGTCAGATGATGATAAAACGCTGATCGATCTAGTATCGCAAGACCTAAAATACACTGATATTGCTGATCTTATGGGCTGGAAAGACAACACAACTTTTACTCGAATCATGCGCCTAAAGCACAAATTAAGAGAGATATGGATCGAGGCGTATGCTTAAACTCAACGATTTACAAAAAGAGCTAGTATCGAGATTGTTGCTATCAAATGAAAACTTCATCGCCGTTCGTGCTGGCTGGGGTAGTGGCAAGACAAGCGCCCTAGTCTTCGCTCTTGCTCTATGGGCTGATGCGCATCCGAATAAGTCTAGCCTACTCATCACCGACACGGCTGGTCGTTACAGGCAAGTGCTGGCGCCAGAGATTCAAAAGTGGCTAGGCGCTGAGGGGTGGGCATATCATGCGCTTGAGGGCAAATGGACGGCGCCTAATGGGCATACAGTATGGACGAGATCGTATTTTCGCCCTGGTACTCAAGACGCGTCGCAAAACTCTCTAGAGGGCTTAAATATCACATCGGGGCTTGCCGTCATTGATGAATGCCAGATGTTGACCGAAGAGGTCGCCTTTAAAGCTTTAGGGCGTTTGAGAAGTGGGCCAACGCCTAAATTAATCATGGTAGGCTTGCCGGTATGGGGCGCGTGGTGGGTAGAGATGGCAGAAAAAGCAAATTGCAAGCCGATCTTTTTTAGCAGTCATGTCAATGCAAATAATTTATCTGCTGATTGGTTCGAGGCTACTAAAAATTTACCAGAGGACGAGCGCCTTGCCATGATCGAGAATCAGCCTAAGCCACTGGCTGGCATGATATACAACGAATGGACGCAAGCACACATTATCGACGGCTGGCAATATAAGCCAGAGTATAGCGGGCGCATTGTGGTAGACTTCGGATTTAGAAAGCCGAGTGTCCTCTTTATCGTGCATGATCCACATCTCAAAGCTGATGTGATATGCGGGGAGATCAATCCCCAAGAAATAAAACTAAGTGAGCTAGCTAGGCTTATACTCCTCAAGGCTTGCCCTCGTAGTCTAGCCAGCTCATACCCTAATCGCATTTTGCTTGACGGCGCTAGTGGCGATAAGGCTGGTAGCAATCGCAATGACCATACCGCTCAAAGCTCATTCAAGGCGCTCTCTTTACCACCAGAGCAAGAGGGCATAGGCATGACTTTTAGATGGGCTACCGATCCTATTCGTACCGATATCATGAATGGCATCAACCGCGTTAAACGCCTCATGCACTCAAAGCAAATCTTATGCACTCGTGAGGTCTGGGATGCTGGCGATAGGGCAACGGGTAATAGCTTTAAAAAAGCAATTTTGTCTTACTCATGGGATCAAAAAGAACAACCCAAAAAAGACGGGCATGAAGACCCTCTTGATGCGCTTAGATACGATGTCATTAATTGGAGATGGTCAGATTCAACTGTCAATGTGAAACTACCTATCGAGGATAGATCGCATATCGTTGAAGAGAAACTAAAACAAAGAAGTCTGATCAACGCAAGCATGAGGAGATTTTAAATGGATAGACTACTTTACCTTGAGAGCCTTATTGAAAAAGGGCAAACGCTAGACGATGCGACTCTTATGGAGTACGGGCTAAAGAAAAAACCTAAAGCGCCTAAAGAGCCTAAAGCGCCTAAAGAGCCTAGAGAACGCAAAAAGGCGGGGGGCAAAAAGCCCATACGATTCGATTATAGACTTGTCGATCATACTATGCCAGTACATCAAATCGCTAAGATCATGGGCTGTAATCCGGAGACCGCAAGGCAACTGCGATACAAAAAGCTGATCGATCTAGGGCTGGTCATGGATATCAGCAAGAGAGGGCGTTATCGAGTAGCGCCAAGAGTGAAGACGACACAAGAAACAATCAACAGAATCATTGAGATGTACGAGGCGGGCTGTATTTTGAGAGTCATAGGCGAGGCCGTCTCTCTCAGTACGGCATCATGCTACTGGCATATCTCTAGATATAGAGCAAAGAAGAGGAGAGAAAATGACATTGCACAGCGTTAAATTGCTCAGAGATATTATTATGGCATTGCTTAAAGAGGATGATCCCATTAAGAAAAAGCTTTTAGCCGTCATCGATGAGATTGAAGTCGATTTGCTGACCGAGGATTGAATATACTTGAGGCAAATTAAAAACAATAAAAAAAAGAAGATAAAGAGGTACTATGAATGTTTTAGCATTATTCTCTGGATGTGGTGGGATGGATTTAGGTTTTACAAAAGCTGGAGGTCAAATAGTATGGGCAAATGATATAGACAAAGATGCAGCAAATACATATCAAAAAAACTTAGGTAATCACATATCTTGCAAGGATATTTATCAAGTTGATCCTGTAGAAGCTCCAAATGACATCGATGTTATCGTAGGGGGATTTCCTTGTTTAGGGTTTACTGTTGCCAAAGGAAAACATAGGACTATTGAAGATGACAATAATATACTATATAAACAATATATTAAAATCTTAGCAAATAAGTTACCAAAATATTTTCTAATTGAAAATGTTCCAGGTATGAAAAGTGGATCAGAGTTCAACAGTTTTTTTAGTCAAATGATGTCCGATTTTCAAAATGTTGGCATTAACAGTGAAAAAACAGATTACAAAGGATATAGAGTAAAATATGAAACATTATTAGCTTCGGATTATGGTGTTCCACAAAATAGAAAAAGATTGATTATCATAGGAACTCGAAATGATTTAAATATTGAGCCAACATATCCAAAACCAACCCATGGTAAATATGGAAATGCGATCAATAAAATCAAGCCTCATTTAACTTTGAAAGATGCAATTGGAGATTTACCAAATATATTTGATGAAAACTTTCCAAATCATACAGGAACAAATCATAAAGTAAAAATTAATCAATATGTTGGGAATAGGAAGCTTGATTGGACAAAACCATCACCAACCATCACAGGTCGTGGAAGCAGGTCTGGTGGTGCAGTTATTCATCCTCATCCAAATTGTGAAAGAAGACTCTCTGTAAGGGAATGCGCACGAATTCAAAGCTTTCCAGATGATTTTATATTTACTGGCTCTAATGGGGCTAACTTTGCACATATTGGCAATGCCGTTCCGCCTATTTTAGCTTTTCATATTGCTAAAGAATTTAAACGAGTAATAGATGGTGTTGAAGTAGAATTTAATCCAAAAGATTGGGATTTGCCTTGGCTTAAGTAGGTTTAGCTATTTACTCTTTTAAACCTCATTGCAAATTCTTCACATGGCGTTCAAGGCGTTCAATGCGATCTTTGATATCACCATCGCCGACCATAATTTTAACTTGATCTCTCTCGAATTGCTTAAATTCGGATTCAATCGCATCTAGTCTTTTAAGCAAGTCTTTTCTCTCGATATCGCAAGCGACGGCATGATCTTGAGATTCTTGATCTTTCTTTTTTTTGTCTTTGTAAAAGACCAACGCAATTAAGATCGCCATCGCCAAGGGTAAATTATTACCAGTTATCTTAAGCAGCTCTTGCAACTGATTGATCTCTGGTGGTAACGCTGGCGCTTCGATAGCCGTGTGAGTTACGGGCGCTTGTGATGTGATAGACGGATATGTGATGAGCATATCCAGATTTAAGGGTAAAGACATATCTAAATCTTTCTCTTGTGGTATATGGACGGGCTCTATTTTAGCTTGTTTTTTAGATGGCTTTTCAATTTTTTCATCTATTGTATTGAGTACCAGATACGATCCTTCTAAAAATTCACAGTCTTGGGGATCGTATGATTTACCTTCGTACCAGACACGCCCATCACTCAAGATATAAAATTGCTTTTTGATTATGCACATTGAAATAAGTAGCCTTTGCTTTGTGTTAGATTGATGCGTTCTTGTCGTATCCTTGATTGAGATGATTTCTAGCGATCTTAACGCACACATTGAGTACAAGCCGGCTCTCTTTATCCTTGCAGTTTCTAGGGCTGGCTTCTCTAAATCTTCATTTATTTGCTTTTTATTTGATTTTCTCTAAATATGCTATCTACAATAATGTTTAATTGCGTATCAAAATGTTTCAAAAGGTAAAATATGTATCCAGCTATGACGCTAAAGACTAAAGGGGAAGAGACTCAATATGTTGATGCTCAACCTATTTACAAGACTTACGGCATACCCGGGACAAATCTTTTATCTGGGTATGTGAGCGGTAAAGAACAGAATCCACAGCTGACGGGGCGTAATTGGGTAATCACTGCTGAGGATATGCTCGCTACTGACCCCATTGTCAAAAGATCGTGGGCGGTGGTAAAGCAAACCTTATTATCTGCTAAATGGATTTTCAAAGCTGGTGATGATAGCGATGTAGCCGAGGAGCTGGCACGATTCGCAAATGAGGCATACGGCTTTGATGGGTATAGTGGCATGATGGATATTTCATGGGAAGAACAACTAGGATATCTATTGGAATTTATCCCTCAGGGCTGGCGATATGCTGAGGAAATTTATTGCGTTGAAAAAGACTCTATCGGGCAAGAAAAAGTATTCTTAAAAAGGTACGCAGATCGTGAGCCATCATCTCATCAAAGATGGCTATCTGCTGATGGTCGTAATTTAGATGGCGTCGTGCAAAATATGGTAGGGGGCGTACAGCCTCAACCTATCCCAGCATCAAAACTTTTACTATTGACTTTAAATAAAACCGGATCAAATTTTGAGGGCATCGGCTTATTGCGCCCATGCTGGTGGTGGTGGTCTCAAAAACAAAGAACAGCAAATTTATTATCTGTTGGCGTTGAGCGCTGGGCTATCCCTACGCCTGTCGTGGCTGTTGATAGAGAGGTCGCTGAACGATCTGGCTTCACCGATGGGCAACTTAGCGAGATGATCAATGAGGCTGTAAGGCAAGCGCAATCTTATATCGCGCAAGAGCAATC